ATGCATGGGGAGGAGATGCAGGAATTGAGTGGGCAATTAGAAAATTAAATCAAATAGATAATAAAAAAAGTATGATATATAATTACAAATCATTTGAGGCCAATGTCAAGGATGTTGACTCAAAGAAAGGAGAGGTAAGCGGTTATTTTTCTGCATTTGGAATGGTTGACTCTGATGGAGATATAATGATGCCAGGTGCATTTAAGAGGTCAATACAAGATTGGGGGCCAGAGGCAAAGGGAAGGGTAAAGCATTTGCTTAACCATGATCCAAGCCAACCACTTGGTAAGATTGTTGAGCTGAAAGAAGATAGCTACGGTTTGTACTATCGTTCTCAAGTTGGAAGCCATAGGCTTGGGCAAGACTTCATCAAAATGGTTGAGAGTGGCTTAATTGGTGAACACTCAATTGGTTTTAGGATTCTTAGAGAGCAAAAGAGTGATAGTGCAAATGAGATACACGAGGTGATGCTTTTTGAAGGGTCAAGCCTTACCGCTTGGGGTGCAAATGAATATACACCAATTTTGGGGATAAAAAGTTTGGAGGAATGTGCTAAGATACAAGAACAAATTAAGACATTTGAGAAGTTTATCAGAAATAGCGATGTTACTGACGAAACAATTGAACTATGCTTGATCAAGGTCAGGCAATTGGCACAAGCGATTGAGAAGGCAAGTAGCACACAGGCAGTTGAAAATACACCTGTGCAGCAAAAGAATAACGAGGAGCTTGAGCAATCACTTATATCAATATTAAGAAAATTCTAAATTAAAAGTAAAATGGAAGATTTAAAAAAGTTTGAAGCTGCTCTTGATGCGAAGTTCGCAGAGCAGAAGGCTGAAGTAGCCGTTAACACAGAGAAGGCTGCAAAGGCTTTCGAATCAAGGATTGAGCAAATCAACGAGGAGTTGGTTAAGGCTAACAAGACTGCTGCTGAAGCAAGGAACGAAGTTCTTGAGGCTAAAGCTGCTTTCGGAAAGTTGCAAGCTAAAGAAACTGCTAAAGTAGCAACTTCTTATGGTGAGCATATCATGAACATTAAGAACGAGATTGGTTCTGCTATTGAGAAAGGATGGAGCGATATCAAAGCTGCTGCTCGTGGCAATGGTAAAGGTTTCAACTACGAAATGGATGCCAAAGCTGTTCAGACAATGACCATCGGTACAAACCTGACTGGTTCTGTTTATACCTCTTATGTTGATAACGCTTATTTGAGGTCTTATGTAAACCCACATCTGCGTTCTGTATTCAATATCATCCCCGTTTCTACCGGTTCTGTTTCTTTCCCTCGTGGTAACACTCCAGTAGGTGAAGGTTCTTTCGGTAAGCAAACTGAAGGTTCTGCAAAGCCTCAAGTTGATTACGATGTAACAGTTGTAAACACTGCCCTTTCTTTCATCGCAGGTTACGCTAAAGTAAGCCGTCAGATGATTGATGATTTGCCATTCTTGCAAGCTTATCTTCAGCAGTCTTTGATTGAAGATTTCCAAAAGGCAGAAGATACTTATTATCTTAACGCCATCGCATCTTCTGCAACCGCAGGTTCTTCTTCTGGTGCTAACACTGCTGAGAAGTTCATTGATTATGTTGCTCAGTTGGGTGCTTTGAACTGGATGCCTAATCTTTCTTTGATTACTCATGCCGGTTGGGCCGCTTTGTTGAAAACCAAGCCTACTGATTATTCACTTCCTGGTGGAATGGTTATTGACAACAATGGTAACGTAAGAATCCTTGGTATTCCTGTTGTTCCTCATTCTTTGGTAACTGCTTCAAGGATGTATGTAATGGACACTACTAAGTTTGCCATTGCTCAACAATCTGGTTTGAATGTACGTTCTACTGAGTTTGATCAGGATGACTTCATCAAGAACTTGATTACCTTCCGTTGCGAAGCTCGTTGTGAACTGCTCCAGTTCCAACCAACTGCTGCCGTATACGGTGCAATCTAAAGTGTTGTTTTTTTAAAGTGTATATTTTGGGGGGCGGTATTCTTATCGCCCCTTTTTTTAACTTTGTACTATGGAAGTAAAAATACTATCTACTAACAACTCCAAAATGCTTTATGGTGCATTGAAAGAGATGCATCGAAACTCTTTGAGTGGTGAGGTTGTTTATGCTGTTCAACATAATGACGCAAAAACATCTTTTAACCTATCAATGCAGAAAATAATGCAAAGTACAGATGGTGTACTATTGCTCTTTGAAGATGATGTTGAGATAAGGGATTTTAGTCATTTTAAGGAGGCTGTTTCTCAATTGCCAAATGATTGGGAATTGTGCTACCTTGGGGCGAATCTTATTGCTCCTATTGAGAAGTATAGCGATAATCTTTATAAGACATTTGGGGCATGGACTACACACGCAGTGATGTATAATAATCCAAAGGAACTTTGTAAAGAATATACCGATACAAATATTATGTTTGATGATTGGTTAAAGACAAATATACATCCAAGAGGAAACACTTATATTATAAAACCCATGATAGCTTGGCAAAAGCCACACGATAGCGATTTATGGAATCACTTTGCCGATTATACAAGAATATTTGATGACTCGGCAGCTAAACTAATTTGACTATGAATATAGTTGCTTCTGTGCATCTTTATCCTCCAGAGCATAATTGCGGTGCGGAATGGATGATACACTTTATGCTAAAAGACCTTCAAGAAAAGGGTCACAATGTTAGAGTTCTTTTACATGATGCGAATAAGTACAAGATTAGGGATAATTATGTGTTTGATGGCATTGACGTATTTCCTCCAAATCCAAATGTAATTGAGAATTTAATGAGGTGGTCACACGCTGTGTTTACTCATTTGGATTACACAAGATGGACAATTCATGCAGCAAAGATGTATAAAAAGCCTGTTTTTCATCTTATACACAATAGTCATTTATATCCGGAGATTGTTGATGCAGAGAAAAATCAGCACATAATATACAATTCTTTGTGGTTAAAAGAACTTTTGAACTATAATTTTAGTAATTTTATAGTGACTCCGCCAGTAGACTACAATTACTATGACTTAGACAATGAACCTGAGAAGTCTGAATATATAACTTTAATAAACTTAAACGAAAATAAAGGCGGAAAGATATTTGGCGAGATTGCAAGAGCAATGCCACACAAGTCATTTTTAGGCGTTTTAGGGTCATACGATGAGCAGATAACTCCTAACCTACCAAATGTAACTTATGTGCCTAATTCGCCAGATATAAACCAATGGTACGCAAAGACAAGGATACTTCTCATGCCATCAAAGTATGAGAGTTGGGGGAGGACAGCAACAGAGGCGATGTGTAGTGGGATTCCGGTAATTTGTACTGATACACCTGGGTTGAAAGAGAATTGTGATAAGGCAGGAATTTATATTAAAGATAGAAGCAATGTCAAAGAGTGGGTTGAAGCCATTACAAAGTTGGATGACAAAAAAGCCTATTCATGGGCCTCAAGAAAAGCAAAAGCGAGATCAAGAGAGTTTGATACAAGAAAAACGCTTGATGAGTTTGAAACCTGGTTCAGAGAAAGTGTTAATAAATATAATTAAAGATGACATATATAGACGGCATAACAATATTAGCTGACGCGGTTGTAGAACCCGTTAGTCTTACTGATGCTAAGAATTGGTTGCGTATAACTAATTATGACACCGATGATGTGCTTATTGGTGATTTGTTAAATGGTGCAAGGGTGCATATTGAGAAGCTGACTGGTTGTTCTTTGGTCAACAAGTCAGTAAGGATAAATGTTGAGCTGACTCCACAGAGCCAAGGCTTTTGGATGCTTGATGTACCTTATGGGCCATTGCTTTGCGTTGATGAGGTTAAGCTCAAGACGGGCATGAACACCTATGAAGTATTGACAAAGAATAGTGATTTTGAGGTGATAGGTGGTAAAATTTGGGTTTATACGGCAGGTATTTATGTTATAAAGTATCAATGCGGATTCAGTACGATTCCAGAGGACTTAGCTACTGACATACTTACTTTGGTTGCTTGGTCTTATGAGAATAGGGGTAAGAAGTTCCAAGGTGATGCCAAACAAGGTATGTTAAAAGAGTTCCCGAATTGGGATGGATTGAACTATCATCAGTATAAAAAAGTTGTGATATAATGGCAAAGGCATTATCCATAAATATTCAAGGATTAAGTAAGACTATTTCAGCACTTAGAGCTGCTGGAGATAGTAGACTTAATGAAGTTGATATGGAAATGGCAGCAGGTACACAGATGATGGCAACTACGGCAAAAAGTATATTTTCTGCTGACAATCCAGAAATAAGGGCTTCAATAAGGTCAAACAAAATAAGACCATTTGTTTATGAATTGGTGGCAGGAAGTGGTAATGATCCAATGGCTGCATATATTGAGTTTGGAACTGGTAGATACTTTCCGCAATATCCTGGTAAGGAGGCATCTTGGCAAGCACTTGCAAAAGAATATTTTGTAAATGGAAAAGGTTGGATGAGGCCAGCTCCTTATTTTTATCCAAGTGTTATGAGTGGTTTAGTATCTTTACAAAGCAACATTAAACAAGTATTGGTAAGGGATGAAAGATTGTAGTAATAATATAAGGGTTCAGTACATATCAAAACTAAGTGGTAACATAACTTACGGAGGTAAGAGTGTTCCTGTTTATGGAACTGACTCATTTCAGACTGTTCCTCAAAACTATATAATAATTGGTGATATAACAGAAACGGCAGACAACAACAACCAATTATTTATGACTATGGCTGATGTGGTAATTGATATATTTAGCGAGCAGTACATGACAAGAAATAATAGTATTATTGATGATATTGCTGACCAAATCTTAACTTTGTTAATACCTACTACGGGTGTTCAAGATATTGGCGATAATGAATTTCAGATATATGCCAAAGCAAGAACATCATCACGTTACTTAACAATGCAAGAAGGAAACAATTTTATAAATAGAAAGATATTAATAATCAACAATTCAATAATTCAAAAATAGAATAATATGCCACAGCAAATTTTAGGATCATTGCAGAACGTAGAAATAGATGTAGCCGGTGGCTCATCATACAAAAATCTCGTGTGTCTGCGTACATCATCAGTTAACACAACTGTTGATTCAACCACAGAGCAAACAAATTGTGGGCCAATGACATCAGTAGCTGATGCTACAATGTCAGTTGACTTTGATGCAGTTTGTGAAGTTGCTCCAACCATTACTCAAGTATCTTACGAAGATTTACTTGCAGCAATGGTTGGCAAAACACTTATTTCAGTAAGAGTACAAAACCCAGTTGTTAGTGGCTCAAGCGCAGGTGCTACCTACTACCATCAGTTCCTTGGATTTATTACTTCACTTACTTGGAATCAAGCAACTACTGAATTTATCAATTTCTCTGGTACTGTTACCTCTACCGGAACTCTTGATGTTACTCCTTAATTATGAACTACACTACTATTACTATAAACGGAACTAAGATTGGACTTAAATTCGGGATGGCATCTTTCAGATACCTTTCCGATAAGTTCGTAGAAGGCAAGGCTTATACTAATAACGAGTTAAATGAGATTGGGATTGCCCATATTTTATACTCCGGATACTATAACAATTGCCTGATTAAGGATGCAGAGATTGAGCATAGCTTTGAGTCTTTTGTTGACTTCATAGAAGCAAATCTGAACAACGAAGGTGTATTATCTGACATAAAGGATGTGATACAAATTTGGAGTCAGAATGAGTTTCTGAAGCAGAAAGAAGAACCAAAGCAAGAAGCAAAAAAAAAGACTACTCGTGGGAAGAAATAGAATCATTTGCGTTTGGTGATTTGTGTTTACTGCCAAATGATTTCTATGCAATTAGTCCGAGAGAGTTTTCTTTAATGATAAGAGGAAGTGAATCAAGAAAGGTTGACACTTACAAGCAAACAAGACTTTTGATGTTTACAATGGTGCGGTTGATGGGTGATCCTAAGACCGCACCAAAAACACCAGAGGCATTGTGGCAGTTGCCAGGTGATGAAGAAAGTGGCAATGTGATGAATGATGATGAGATGCGAGAAATATTTAAAAGGTTGGGAAAATGAGTTTAAATATAATTATAGATGCCGATGTTACACAAGCATCACAAACGATTTCTAAATTCAGCTATGAAATAAAGAAATCATTTGCAAGTATTAATACAGTTGTTGATAAAACAGCAACTGGATTTCAATATGGTGTAAATAAAATGGCTGATTCAACAAAGTCATTTGCAAAAGCATCAACAAATTCACTAACTGCATTATCTCTTACACTTCAAGATTTACCATTTGGATTCATAGGTATTCAAAATAACCTTCCAGGTATTGTTCAAGGATTTGGGCAGATGAGTGCAGCAGCAAAAACTGGTGCATCTGTTATGTCACAATTAGGAACTGCACTTCTTGGCCCAGCAGGTTTGTTCCTTGCGTTTAGTGCAGTAACATCAATAGTTACTTCACTTGTAATGGAGTATGGTAGTTTAGGGGAGGCTATGAATGCCATATTTGGTAAAACAAATGAATTATCTGGAAAAATTAAAGAATTATCTGAATCATATAAAGAATTTAATAAACAGTTAAAGACATCTCAAGATATTGTAGGAGAAGAAAAAGCATCTACATCAGCTCAAATAATTGAACTTCAAACTTTATCTAAAATAATTTTAAATCAAACAAAAAGTTACAACGAAAGAAATGCTGCATTAAATAGACTTAAAGAAATAAATAAAGATTATTTTGGAAATCTTACTTTAGAAACTTTAAAAACAAATACACTTACAGATGCTGTAACGGCATATAAAGATTCTTTACTTCAAGGAGCGATAACTAAAGGTTTTAGAGAACAACTTAGTAAAACAAATCTTGAATTATCAAAGCAACAAATATTATTAGAAAAACTTCAAGATGCAACAGATGCTGCAAGGAGAGAGCCAATAACAATTAGCAGAGTAACAGGTGAAATTGATACACAAGCCATAAAAGATGCAGAATCTGCATATAATATACAATTACAAGTTGTAAATGAATTAAAGAAAAGGAAAGCTGAATTAAATAAAGAAATACAAAATAGTGTAAAAGCACAAATTGCTTTAAGAGCTCCAGTAGATGCTGCAACTGCTGCGCTTGAAAGACAAAAAGAATTAGAGAAAAAAATAGCTGAAGATAAAAAATGGGCACAAAAATCTGCTGAATCATTTTATAGAATTAATTTCGGAAAAGAAGTAGATTTAGAGGAAGCAGCTTCAAGAGCAAGATTATTTAATATAAGAAAACAAAATTCTTCAATTGCAAAATTAATTAAAGAAAGAGTTAAACTTAGAAAGGAAACTTCTAAAGAAGCATCTGCTGCATTAGTTCCATCAACAATATCAGGACAAGTTAATCCATTTATAAATCAAAAGTTCTTAGACACACAAGCTATTGCCGCAGAATTGGCTATTGCACAACAATTAATAGATAGTGTTTTCTTTAATCCAATTGCAGAGTCATTTGAAAATTTTATTAATACTGGTAAGTTTTCATTTGAGGAATTTGCAAAAACTGTAAAAGCTAATATTGCTAAAATCGTAGCACAAATAGCTGCATCAAAAATAGTTGAATTGTTAGGTGCAATATATGCTGGGCCAATAGGGGGTGCAGTTGGTGGTAGTGCTGGTGGTAAAATAGGTAGTTTACTAAGTGCATTATCTGGTTTTCTACCAACCTTTACACAAAATCCAAATTTTGGTGGTGTTCAAGGTAATAATGCTGTTGGCATGAGTGGTTCTGTTAATTTAGTTCTTCGTGGTACTGATCTTGTTGGT